ACACTTTGATGCTAAGATCGGAAACGCTGGAAATCCAAATCCTTCTCAAGAGCTGAATCAGTTGTGGCCTGATGGAGCTTTTGGAGGAGTTTATCCGGCTCTCGAAAACACCGTGCTTGGAGACAATAGCTGGCTGGCTTCTCCTACTCAGAACCTTCAAGGCACTCAACAGCACAAGCCTTATGCGATTATTGCCTTTTCAGATGATTACTCTTATCAGACTCAAGGAGAACCAAATGGAGGATTCGATTATGGAACAGGAGGATTCGGATTCGGAAACTATAATCTTCCGAGTCCATTACAAGGGCAGTCAGAGGCTACATTCTGGCAATACTCGTGGGAGGTAGCAAGCGGAAGAGAGGGAATCTATCGAGTGGAGTCAAGTATCAACCTGAGAGTAATCGAGGAATACAACAGAGGCAATCTGACAAGCCTCGGCAACACAAGCGAGAGCTGGGCAGGGAAGTTAAGGCTGATGAGGTGGAGAGGTGCTGGAGCGTATAGCGTTACTGAAGTGATGGCAGAGGAGAGCTTCTCCTTTAATATCGGGAATAGTAATCCGAACTTTATTGGTCAGAATATCTCAATCCAGGACAAGAGCGTTTCGCTTGATGCTGAGGTTGATGCTTATTTCGGGGATAAATTTTGGATGGAAGTCTATTCTCCTGAGCTCGATGGCCCTGGGTACAGGAGAGAATTTTGGGTAATGCATCCAACGGTAAGCACTTCGGTAATTTCGGGGGATTGGTACTACTGCCGTCCACAGATCACCGAGGGGTTCTTCAAGAACACTTATCTGAGCGCTCCAGCTCTGCAAGGAGAGAGCATCTCAATCAACAACTCTCTTCCGGAGGTTGGAATGGCTGACCTTCTGAAGTCAGTAATCAATATGTTCAACCTTTATATCACTCCTGATCCGAACAAGGAGAACAATCTGCTTATTGAAACGAGGGACGATTTCTACGAGGGAGGAGAGGTAAAAGATTGGAGCAAGAAGCTGGACTACTCGAAGGAGGTATCTCTCCAGCCGTTGGCTCTGCTGACTGCAAACGAGTTTCTGTACACTTATGCAAGCGACTCAGATTACTACAATGATCGCTATGAAAGCACTCACGGGCATACCTACGGAAGAGCTCGCGTTGATATTGACAACGACTTTCTTCAGAACTCAAACAAAACCGAGGTAATCTTCAGCCCGACTCCGTTGGTAAATGATGGCCCAAGTAATCGGCTCGTTGGGAAAATATACGATGCAGACATTGACGAGGGAGCGCAGCCTACTGATCACAATGTCCGAATCATGTACTACGGAGGACTATTGACCAGCTCTCCATCATGGCATCATCAGCGATTCACAACAACATCTCCGGACATCACGACCAACTCGTCCTATCCTTATGCTGGACATCTGACTCATCCACTTGCTCCAGCTCAGGACATTAACTTCGGAGTTCCTTCTGAGTTGTTCTATTCTCAAAACGGATATACAGGAACGCTTCTCTACACCAACGACAATCTGTTCAACAGATACTATCGGAGAGGACTCCTGGAAACAACGAACAAGGATAGCAAGCTGATGACGGCCTACTTCGCTCTGACTCCATTGGACATCCATCGGCTCGACTTCCGAGATCAGATTCTGATTGACAACTCATATTGGAGGATCAACAAAGTGATGAATTACAATCCATTTGACAACGACTTGACGAAGGTTGAGCTCTTCAAGGTGATCACTAAAGAGCCTCTGAAGATGGAGACTTTTAGTGCTGGAGGTGGTGGAGTTATCAATCAAGGAACAGGCACGACCAAGCGACCTACAACGGTCAAGAGCTTGAAGGATGGAAACGATACTCCGATCAAGGGAGGAATTGTCAGAGGGAAGAATAACGAGGTCGAGGAAGGAGTGACATCCTTTATGATTCAAGGCAACCGGAACAAGCTCAAGAAAGGAAGCAAGGACATTACCATCATTGGAGACGATAACACTATCGAGGAGGGAGTTACACGAGTGAGGTTGATCAATACAAGCGGAATAACGGTAACCGAGTCGAATCAGACCTTTGTAAACAACCGAGAACAGGAAAGCTCCGAGGTATTGGAGGGCGGAGAGGATGAGGTTCGAGCTCTTGATGGAGGAACGAACATCTTCACGGTTGACGGAGGAGAGGACATCGTACAGGCACAATTCAGCGAATCATCTATTTACATAATAGACGGCAACTAAATGGCAACACAAGACTCAAGAATAAGGCTCAAGCGTTCAAGCGTTACAGGAGCAGAACCAACGGCAGCTCCGAGCACAGATCATACTGACGGAACTTGGTCGGTCAATGATGTTTATATCGGAGAGCTTTATCTCAATGATGCAGATCAGAGGCTATTTGTAAGAACGACCGGAGGCATCAGAGAAATATCAACAGGGGGAGAGCTCCAGCGTTCTCAAGTAACTCTGACAACGGCTCAGGTGCTTGCTCTGAACTCGACTCCTATCACAATCGTTGGAGCAATATCAGGCAAGGAGATTCAAGTCGTATCTGCTTCATTTCACTTGAAGTATAACACGACAGCCTACGCAACCAACACAACGCTTGCATTGAGAAGCTCGTCAAGCACAGGTTCAATATTGCAAGCTGAGGCGGTTATTAATGGGTCAGCAGATGCGATTGGAGTTTTCGGTCTTAACTCCGGAACGAATAACATAGTGACAGGAGATGCTCTCGTTGCAACCGTTCTCACAGGCAATCCTACGGCTGGAGATAGCGACATCGTAGTTGATGTCCTTTACCGAGTAACAGACCTTCCATAATGGCAGAAGAGAGGAAGATTGTAATTGACGTAGATGTTGAAGCTGGGGATGCTCAGAAGAGACTCGATGCGTTAGAGGCTGCCATGTTCCGAACTCAGGAGAACGCTGCTGAGATGAAGGAGAAGATGGAGCAAGGGTTCGATGCTGCTGGCAAAGGAGCGAAGAACGCAAGCAAAGGGGTAGGAGGATTCGGAGCAACCCTGAAAGGAATAGTCGGAGGGATTGGGATTCTTGCATTGTTGCAGAAGGCCTTCGAGATGCTCAAGGAGGTGGTTGGCAATAACCAAGAAGCAGCCGACTTCCTTGCCAAAGCATTTGAGACCGTTCAGATCATTCTCACGCAAGTGTTGAATGAAGCGGTTGTCCCTCTCACCAAATGGCTCATTCAGCTCTTCACAGAACCTCAGACTGCTATCGATTCATTCGTGGAGGCTCTCGAGCCCGTGAAGCAGTTCTTCGTTGATATCGGGGACTACATCAAGAACGAGTTCTTCGTAACGTGGACGAAGGCATCACTCGCCATAGACGAGATGAGGCTCAAGTGGAATCAGCTCACGGGTGATACTGAGGAGGCTGCTGAGATACAAAAGAAGATCGTTGATGGAACTCTCGAGCTGGTAGAATATCAGAAGGAGGCGAGTGAGGCAGCAGATCGGGTAACGGGCGCAGTCGTAGATGGAGTCAAGGCGGTGGTCACCACGATAAAGGATACCGTGACAGAAGCGGTTGAAGCTGCCGACAAGATAGTTGATCTGAGGAACGCTTCCGAGCTGGCTGAGGCTCAACTTCAATTACAGATGCTTGCGACTCAAAAGGAGGCGGAAATCCAGCGACAAATCAGAGATGACATCTCCCGAACCCTTGCGGATAGAATCGAGGCAAACGAGAAGCTCGGGAAGATTCTAATAGACCAGGCGGAGAGTGAGAAGAAGATTGCTCAGACCACCGTGGATGCGGTTCAGGCTGAGATAGATGCTTATGGGGCAAATATCGAGAGAACGAGGAGGTTGATCGAGGCCAAGAAGGAACTGATCGATATTGACGAGAGAATCACGGGACAGAAGTCTGAGCAACTGACTAATCAGGTCGCACTTGAAAAGGAGCTATTCGACTTCCAACAGGAACTCCGAACAATCGGAAAGACTGAGAGAGAGCTGGAGTTGGAGGAGCTGGAGATTGAGATGGAGAGGCTCGCTGAGATCAAGAGACTCGCAAACGACACGGAGGTTGATCTTGAGGAGGAGAGGAGAAGGAGGCTCGCAGAAATACAGGATAAGTACGACAAGCAAGAGCAAGCTAAGAAGGACAAGATCGCGGCTGCTGACATAGCGAGAGAAAGGACTATCCGAGAAGATAAGATCAAAGGTGCTCGAATGACTGCTTCGGCTCTTGGACAAATTGCTGCGGTATTACGAGCACAAGGAGAGGAGGGAGTTCGAGCAGCTAAGGCTTTCGCGGTTGCGGAGCTTGCTATCAATACGGCTGTATCTATCGCCAACGCAATCGCTGGAGCAACGAAAGCGGCTAAGGATGGAGGCCCAGCAGCTCCGTTCCTGTTGATAGGCTATATCGCTTCAATGGTCGGAACGGTTGTGGCATCTATCGCAAACGCATCTCAGATACTGAGTTCAGTTCCGGAAGGAGGAGGAGTCTCTGATCCGACTGCTGGAGTTTCGGCAGCATCAGCAGCTCCAACTATTGATCCAGCAGCAGCGGCAAGCACAGAGCTCGAAGGAGCAGAACAGGCTCAACTCGCTCCGATACAGGCTTTCGTTGTGGAGACTGAGATGACAGGCAACCAACAGAACATTTCACAGATTGAAAATCAAGTAACTTTTGGAATTGATGGATGATAAACTTCCGGTGATATATCTCACCATTGACGAAAACGAAGAGGCTGGAGTGGATGCGATAGCACTCGTTGACAATCCAGCGATTGAGCGTAATTGGATGGCCTTTTCTAAGCAGTCCAAGAGTTATCAGTTCGAGATAACCAACGAAGAAAAGAGAGTGATCTCGGGGCCGTTGATGATTTCTGAACTTCCCATCTTCCGTAAAACGGAGGAAGGAGATGAGTATTACGTTGTATTCAACTCTGATACCATCCGCAAGATCGTGTATAAGTACATGAAGGAAGGACGGACGAACTCAGTCAACGAGATGCATGAGACTGCTCTCGATGGGGTCTTTATGTTTGAGAGCTTCATCATTGACGAGAGGAAGAAAACTCCAAGAGGATACGAGGAACTTCCGGAGGGTTCTTGGTTCGGTTCGTTCCGAGTAGAAAACGATGATGTTTGGCAACAGGTCAAGGACGGAGACTTCCGAGGCTTCTCCGTGGAAGGACTCTTTTCGGAGGACAAGGAGATCAAGGTCGAGAGGGAAATAATCGAGGCCATCGTTGACGAGCTGAAAGGCTGATAGCTCTTATAACTCGCTGGTGGCAAGGATTCCGCAAATCCCGCAAATCCCGCATTTGTTTTCCGCAAATCCCGCAAATCAACGGCTAAGTGGCACGATTGAAACTCTGCTCTATTTAAGGGCAAAGACTTCAATCAAATGAACATTTCAGAACTCGTATCAGGTAAGCTACCTGAGATCAAAAAACTACTTTTTTCTGAGGAGGCAACTCCCGAAACTCCTGAGACTACCGAGGAGGTGGTTGAGCACAAGTTCGAGGACATGAAGCTCGTGGACGGTACTATCGTCCGAATCGAGCCAGCTCTCGAAGTAGGTGCAACCGTTGAAGTTATCTCCGAAGATGGAGAGACACTTCCAGCTCCTGATGCTTCTCACGAATTGGAAAGCGGTTCAATCATCAGAACCGAGGGAGGTTTGATTGTTGAGATACTTGAGGCCGAAGCTCCAGCAGAGGAGGAGGAAGCCAAAGAAGAGGAGAAGGAAGAGGAGATGGCGGCAGAGCCAGCGTTCGACTCTGACAAATTCAAAGAGGACATTCTCGGAGCAGTATCTGAGCTTATCAAGAGCGAGATTGATTCTGCTGCATTTGCATCTGCAAAGAAGGTTGATGAGGTTACTGAGGCAGTTGGCCTTGTGACTGACATCATCGAGAAGATGGCAGCTACTCCGAAGGAAGCACCAGCAAAGAAGGTGAGCAATCCATTCGGCAAAGGAACAGACTACACGGCACTCGCTAACAAGATGCGAGAGGCTATGAACTCACAAAAATAAAAACACAAAAAACACTTTTCAAAAATGGCTTTAGACTTATCAGCTTTAACTGCATACGTTGACGAGCAGCAGTTCAACCTTGCAACTGCCGCACTCGTTGGAGGACGTACTGCTGGATTCCTTACTCCTCAACTTGGAGTGAAGGGCAACACGAAGATTAATAAAATGGACGTAGACGTTACCATGCAAGATGGCAGCGGCTGCGCTTGGAACGCTTCCGGTGATGCAACATTTACTCAGGAGACGATTGATGCCAAGCAAGTGAAGATCAATATGGAGTTCTGTCCAAAGGACTTAAACGCTTACTATTGGAGAACTCAGATGCCTGCTGGAACTCACCAGGAGGCTCTTCCTTTCGAGGCTCAGTTTGCTAACTACCTTGTTGCAAAGGTTCAAGATTCACTTGAGACTGTGATTTGGAACGGAGATGCAACTTCAGGAACTGGCAACAACGCAATGTTTGACGGTATCTTGATTGATGCTGCGAACTTCACAGACTGCAACGGAACAGGCGGATCATTCGGAACTGCTCTGACAGGAGCAATCGACATCAACAACGTAGTGGAGGCGATTGAGCGTATCTACGTTGAAGCTCCATCTGCTGCGGTTGCTCAGGATGACTTCCGAGTTTACTTAGGCGTTGACAAGTTCAGAGCGTTGGCTGCTGCAATCATGAACGGAAACGGAGGTGCTTCTATCCTTAGCGGTGCTGCTCTTCAAGGTTCAATGGACAGAGCTGATGTTGATCCATTGAGAATCATCATGCCTGGAACGAACATGGAGATCGTTGGAGTTGGTGGTTTGAATACTGCTGATAAAGTAGTAGGCTTCTCTTCAAGCAACGTATTCCTTGGAATGGACTTGGCAGAGGACTCAAGCAACATCGAAACTTGGTACTCTCAGGACGATCGTCTCTTCAAGGTGGCGATGGAGTTCACGATGGGAGTTGGTATCGCTTACAAGAGCGAGGTTGCCAAGGTGATCGTATAATTAACTGATTTAACGGGAGGGCCTTCGGGCCTTCCCATCACTCTTTAATACCAAAGAATATGCCTTGTGCTTTAACAACAGGATTCACACTTGATTGCAAGGATGCTATCGGAGGTGTTCGCAGTGTTAGATTGACAACCCTTGCCGAATACGAAGCTCTCGCAGCAGTAGTGGCAAACGGAAAGGTTAGCTCTTGGGGTTCTGCCTCAACGGTGTTCTTCAAATACGATCAGCTCAAGGAGACGAGCTCGATGACCGAGACGATTAATGCCTCTGCTCAGAACGGAACGGTGTACTACACTCCGGAAGTAACTATCGTGATGAGCAAGCTGGAGTCTGATCGCAGAAACGAGATCAAGCTACTCGCTCAGAATAGACTTGTTGCCATCGTTGAAACTAATGATGAGACTCCTCGATTCTTCGTGGTTGGAGTTACAACA